AGAATATGGCTTTCGCAGATCCTGCGACCGTCACCATTAATGGTGTCGCCAAGGCGATGGTCCGTGTTAGGACGAATGATTACTCTTCGGAGTATATCCTTCGTTCAACCACTGACGAGCATCGTCTTAACGTCCGGAATACGACGTATTTGGACAAGAAGCGTGGCGTGACGATTGATCGTCACAACATCGAACTTGTTCAGACCGTCTTTCCGGTCGCGCCGGCTACGCTTTCCACTGTTAGGAAAGTGTACGCCGTCATCGAGAATCAGCGGGGTGATACCCTCACTGATCCCTTGAATGTTGCCTCCGGTTTGTTCGCCTATCTTACGGCGACTTCCGGTGCCAACATCACCAAAATGCTGAACATGGAATCGTAAAGGAAACGATTCCTAGGTCAGACTAGGGTTCCCAAAGGTTCCCTAGTGTTACGGTTAGCAGTCTGCGGCTTGGATTCCACCCTACCGAAAGGAAGGCAGAATGAAAAGCCAAGCGGACAGTCTACTCCATGTCGCAGAGGTACTTCTTTTAAAAGATGTATCTCTGGCATACCCGGCGTTACAGGATAGTTTGTCAAAAGACTTTGATAGACTAGCCCTGTATTGTCGAACTCGAGATCTATGCGTTTTCACGCTGGATCTCCCTAATCTCGATTCCCTCTTGATTAAGGGTCTTGAGACTGGACGCCTCATTCTCGAAGGACCGCTAAGTCATGCGGTTTCTAAGAGAACCAAGGTGCCGAGACTTTTCTCGGGACTTTGGTTGCGTGTTTTCGACAAGGACGCCTGTCTGAGACAGGAGCCTGATGTGTCAGCTATCTTCTTTTTGCGACAACTTTGTTGTCTTGGAAAGAAGTTAGCCGTGGACTGCTCCCCGGAACGCGTACAAGCGACCGTGGAGAAGTACCATGACATCGAGCGAGAACTCCGACCTCCAAGCTATTGCTGGGAGCTCGACGAGCTCGACCTCGGCGAAGATTGCGACATTCACCATCTTGGCGAATGCGCTCCTTCCGTTCCTGAAGAGCGTGATCTCTTTGTTCAAGAAGGCAAAGCCTTCCAAAGCAAAGAAGAAATCGCTTCCTTCAGGGGCAGCCGACGTCTCCTAGATCAGGTTCAGCAAGTTGCTGACCTTATCTCTGAGGCCATTGGTCCATATGATCCGATTGAGTATTCCACTCTTTTGGAGGATATGGGTCTTGGCATCGGTTTCAGACATGGCCCTGGCGCTGTTGCTGAAAGGTTAGAGAATTGGGAGAAATCCCAGTTCCCAAACTGGCCAGCTAAGCTACAGAACGTGTTTCCGTATGAGCTAGTGGGTAAAACCGCTGGCTGTGATACGGAGAGGCCGCCCAATCATGAGCTGCCTTCGCGTCTGATTGCTGTTCCTAAGACTGCAAAAGGTCCTAGGCTAATTGCTTCCGAACCTGACTCACATATGTGGTGTCAGCAAGGAATCCGGAGGTTTCTGGTAGATCGGCTTCGTGAGGCCATTGGCACTCACTTCGTCGATTTCCATGACCAAGGGAAATCAGGTGCTCTCGTTCTGCAAGCTTCCCGAGATAGGAAGTTAGCAACCGTAGATTTATCGGATGCTAGCGACCGTCTTACGTGTTGGACCGTGGAGCGTGTGTTTCGTAGGAATCCTACGTTATTACGCGCCCTGCACGCCGCACGTACGAGGTATATCAAAGATGAAATCTCTGATATCCCAAGCTTCTTGAAAGCCAAGAAGTTTGCCTCGCAGGGAACAGCAGTCACGTTTCCGGTACAATCTATTGTCTTCTTGTGTATCGCTTTAGGCGTTAGCCTTGACGGTACTCCAAGCTGGCATAAGATTCGCCAGTTACGTGGTCAGGTCCGTGTGTTTGGTGATGATATTATCATCCCCTCACACGGGTATGAGCGATTAATCCGCGTAATGGACCTTCTTCAGTTAAAAGTTAACAGAGCCAAAAGCTTTGTTAACGGTTACTTTAGAGAGTCCTGCGGAGTCGATGGGTACATGGGTTACGATGTAACCCCTGTTAAGCCCAAGACTTTAATCGCCGACAGTCCGGCGTCGTGCCAGGCTGTTGTAGACACATCCAACAATCTCTTTAATAAAGGATTATGGTATGCATCAGACAGCCTTAGAGCCCACCTGCCTGCACGTCTACGACGTACAATCAGGATCGTGGGCATCAACGACGCTGGAGCCTCTGGGCTCACCTCATATACGGGAAGCTATGAATCTCATCTTGCAAAAAGATGGAATTCTAGGCTTCATCGGTACGAGGTCCGAGTTTGGTCTGTACAAGTCCGAACTCAAGAAAGACCCAGAGAAGGGTGGACGGCATTGCTGGACTTCTTTGCCAGCAAGCACAATAGCGAGCATGCTCGGATTGTGTCTAACTATGCCGACACCCGAAAGACCTTCATTGGTCTTTCATGGGAGCCCTGTAGTTCTTCAGCTTAGCATGCTGATGGATTACGGTAGTGACTCTCCATACTACGATTCTCTGAAACGTAGAATGGAACAGGAGAAGGGAACAACGCTAGAAGTAGCGATGTTATCAACTCTTGGTCATTATCGTGATCTTTTCATCACGCATAGTGAGCTGGAGGAAGCCTTCTCCTACCTGGAAGAGATTTCTCTCAGATAGGAGACTACAATGTCGAATATGATATATGAAATTGAAGTTCGAAATGAATCGGAGAAGAAGGCTATATTCTATATAGCTTCCGACTCTACTCTTTTCTTACTTCAATCCCATTATTCATCTTCCATTGGGACTGTGATGGGCACTCATGCCGATAATTTCGATATGAGTGGCATCCAGATCTCCGATGTTAGGAGAATAATGGACTATATCTACTCGAAGTAGATAGGCCTCCGGCGGAGCAAATTATCCGCTAGGGCTACGGGAGTATGAGGATTTAAACAAAGCGATCGTCGTGATGACGCCCCGCTCTGTCTTCCTCT